AATATTGGAGGATTTGGTGGTACTACTGGAGCAATAAATGGTGGGGGTACTGGGTTAAATGATGAAATTGATGTTACTGTTTCTATTCCTATTATAATTTGAGATTTACTGTTATATTTTTTAATTGCTGTTAATTCTTTTTGGATTGTGTCCGGTACTACATATCCAAATAATTTAATGGAAAATGTTCCTTTTACAATTCTATTTGTATTATCTGTAATTTCTACAGTTGTTGCATATGAATCAATAGATGCTTTAAATTTAAAACGTTCAGGATCACCCCAATATGAATCTGAAGCATAATTAACGGCCTCAATTATTTTATTTAGTTGTTCAACATAATATGTTTGAATAGTGCAACTATATGTTAAAGTTACATAATCAGGTACTACATTTACTATGAATTGTTCAGTTGGGACTCTATTATTTAATAAATTAAAATTTGAATAATCATTTTTTCTATTATATGTTTTTTTAAAAGATGTATATAAATGAGGATGATTAGCATCTAATTTATTAGTTAAAGAACGATTTTTTTCAATTGTATCTCGTTTAAACATAATTAAAGGAGACATAATTGCACCATTTTTATCCTTATAGTATCCATCTTTTTGAGTAGATTTCCATCTTTCAGGAGAACCATAGATTACAGGTACCGGTATTTTTACTCCATTTTGTAAAACAGTAGGTCTAATAACATTTTGAAAATAATACATTATTGATTCATCTATGTCCTGTAAACCTAAAGTAAAAGGTTTTGTTGTATCATCCCTAAATGACATTTGTAAAGACCGATTAAAATCAATTCCACTTTGATCATTTGAAGAAAATTGATTAAATTCAGATGGGATATTTGGGTTGCCTAAAGATTGGCCTGTTTCAGGAGAAACATAAGGATCTACTAAACTATTTGATATTTCTTTTTGAGATTTTGGTTGTGGTTTTCTAATTGATGGCATAATTTTATATCCTTTCTTTAGTTATACCTACTTTATCTGCAGGAACATAATGACATACACACATTATTGATAAATTAGTACCAAAATTTTCTAATCCTGGGTTTAAAGGATTAACATCATATGGATATGCAGGATCTTTACCTACAAATAATTGATTAGCATTTGTATTTTCAACTTCCCAGTATCCTTCGTACCACATTATTATATCACCTACATCAGGGATTAAATTAGCATCAACTAAATCGTCTCTGAAGAATTTAAATGTCATTGGACGGTCATAATCTACACCCATGTCTCCTGTAGGGGAAGTATTATCACCTCTATCAACAAGCATATTTAAAATAACAGGTTCTGTATAATATTTTGCACCTGTGGATTCACCATAGATATTTACTTTAGTTTCTGCTGTTTTAAATTGGTAATACACGCATTGTTGAGTGATGATATCATGTAACAACTCACGGTTAATGTGTCTAAATAATGAAACGTCTCGAGATGTGCCGTAAAGAGCCATATTATCCTATAAAAATGGTCATTGGTACTTGTGCTATAGTTTTATTCTGGTATTCTGCTTCAAGTGATTTGTTCTCAAGTAAAACTTTACGTGATGTTGTATCTAAATATGCTCTTAAACGTTCAATTAATGCTTGTTTTTCAGTTGTTGCTGCAGAAATTAAATCTCCTTGGTTTAAAGTTACTTCAGATCCAGGAATTGGTACGGTTGAGTATTTACCTCTTACATATCCTAAAATTTCTTTAACTATTGCTAATCCATATTCAAATACCCATTGACGACCAATCGAGTTTATCGTAGTATATGTTGGGTTTGTATATGGTACATTAGAGGCATTGGTAATTATACTTTGGCCGTTTCGTTCAACATATGGTTGATTTCGTTCTGATTGTAAGATATATTCAAATCGAAATGAATATACACCTCCATTTGGAATAGGAAATATTCTTAACATATTGTTTACTAATTCAAATGAATATTGAGATTTTCTAATTTGATCATTAAATTCAATCATTTGAAATTTTTGCATATCATAACTTAAAGGCATTAACATAAAGTTCATTGCCGGAGAATATCCTCCAAACCCCATGCTATCCATCATGCTCATCATTCCCGCTCCTGCACCCGCATATGGGTCAAAATATCTAGTAATGGCTGGTGTATTTTCATAAAAAATGCGTTTAATTTCAATACCACCTTGAATATTTTGAGATGTTGCCCAAGATTTCATATCGTAATTTTGTACTCCAGCAGTTAATGAAATTGATCCTGTGTGCCAAGAAACAGTTCCTCCAACTCCCGCTTCCGTTCCATATTGGTTTGAAAGTAAAATAACATTAGATAAATTTTCTTGAACTAATTCATTATTGCCAGGTGATGTCGTTGTTGGGGCCCCTTGTAAAGTTAATAAATTTTCAGCTACTTGATAAGCATATATTTCATTTCCGTATGTAGTAATTGCTTCCTCAAATGCAGCATAAAAATTTAAATCTTGTAATTCAATTTCAACTATTGGATATCCTAATCGACGAGAAGCAAATACAGCAAACTTATCAATATCTACTTGAAATTGTAGATCGTTATCATAAAAACCAAATGGTGTTTCTCCTGGAGTAAATGTAGAACTTCCGTTCCATATGGGAATATTTGCCATGTTTTTAAGAGTTTACTAGTGTATATTCTACATCAATGTTGCCACCTATAGCGTATGCTTGAATGTAATTGATATCGTCTCCAAAAGTACCATTAAATTTACTTGAGGTAACATTTGAGCTTATAACAAATATACTTGATTGAGGTAATACCTCTTGAGTAAAAGAAGTTATTGAACCGCTTATTGTTAAAGCAATATTATTTGTATTATCTAAATTTGTAATACGAGCATATTTTAAACTACTTGAAGGAAATGTACCCGCTCCTGGGTTAGATCCTGCTAAGTTAAATAAAGTAATAGATGTAGTTTGAGGGCATGTTAATGTTCTTCTATCAACATTAGTTACATTAGAGATAGAATATACACTATCGTTTTGGATAGTATTATTTTTAACTATTTGCTCTTCTGAAATAGTTACTCTAAATGTTGTTGGGGTTAAAGTAGTTGACATTTGATATTTTTGTTATAAATATTGACAAAAACTTTAATCTTAATCCTATGCTCTAAGATTTTTATATATGTCTAAAATATATTCTACAATTTCGTGTCTGTGATTTTTTTCTAAGGTAATTACCTCAAATCCAGGTACATCTTTCATATGTTTACATACAACATCAAATCCAGAAGTTTTACGATCTTTTAAATCAATTTGAGCACCATCACCACAAAATACCATTTTTGAACCATGACATATGCGAGTTAATAAAAGTTCCATTTGTGTATCTGTTAAGTTTTGAGCTTCATCAATTACAACTAAACAATTAGTAAAATTTCTACCACGCATAAACGATACAGGAACAATTTCAATTTCACCATCTGCTATACATTTTTCAATTTTTTCTTTATTGTATAAACGGTGCATATTTTCATATACAGGAGCAGTAAATGGAGCTAGTTTTTCGTTTACATCTCCTGGTAAGAAACCAATATCTTGTCCTGCTACTACTGTTGGGCGAGTAATGATTATTTTTTCAATTTCTCTACTAAAAAGTAAATCTAAAGCAATATTTGCTGCTAATAGCGATTTACCAGATCCAGCTTTACCTTTTAAAACAGTTACAGTGTTGTAAAGAATTTGTTCTTTAGCACGTTTTTGCTCTTCGTTTAATTGGATGTTAAATCTAATTGGACCTTTTGGTTTTCTTTTTTCTTGAAAAACCTTTTTTGCTTCTGGTGTTCGGTTAAAATCATTCATATAACTATATTTGTTGATAAATATTAATAAAAGACTAAAAAAGCCGAACTTTCGTTCGGCTCTTTATTACTTGTTTTATTTGCTATTAAACGCTAGCTAAATCATTAATGAATACACGACCGAAGAATTCCGGACGGATCATTTTCTTAGCGTAACGAGTCAATAAACCTTTACGTGGAGTAAATGTTACTGGATCGTACACAAGAGGTGTCATGATTAACGGTACATATGGAGCAAATACAGCACCAGTTTCAAGGAATTGAGCTCCTCTATAACCCATCAAAACAACGTTTTCTGTCATGTAAGGGTTTTTGTAAACTGTGTAACGGCTGTTAAATTGACCTGCTTTTTGGATACCAAAAGCATATGAACCTTTAGTAACATCACCATCTGAAGATGAAGCAAATCCAGGGATTGATTCAATGATAGTTGCTACTGATGGAGAACATACTAAGAAATTAGCACCACCTCTAAGAGTCTTTTGGTGGATCTTATTACTTACTTTTTGGAATTTAGTACCTAAAGTTTGGAACCATTGTCCTTGTGTGTTGTAGAAATTTTGATTATCATATCCTGTTTTAGCAGAATTTAAAGATCTGTTATTAATAGCTGACCACCACTCATCTGCAGCAGAAGCATCATTCATCAACATATCTAAGTTTTCAAGATCTATTTCTAGAGCAATATATTCAGACATGATTGATGTTAATTCAGCTTCAGCATCTAATGATTGGTATGCATTTAAATCCTGTGCAAATTCTGGTGTCCATTGTGCTTT